CGCCTGTTTCAGCTCGTGGACGCGCCGGTCAATCGCCGCACCATCGTGGACATCTACGCCGCCACCATTGAGGCTCTGTTACGCTGGGAGCCTCGCATCAACCCGCGCCGTGTCTCGATTGCAGCCGCTGAAACTGGCCGCGTCGTCATTGACCTAGAGGCCACCTACACACCGACCGGCGAGCCGATCACGCTCGACGGCATCACTGTCACTGCATGAGCACCACCTATACACCGATTGACCTTTCGACCGTTCCCGCGCCTAACGTGGTGGAATCGCTCAGCTATGAGACCATTTTCGCCGCGATGCTGGCAGACCTCCGCGCACGCGACACCGCATTTTCCGCGCTGGTTGAGTCTGATCCTGCTTACAAGATCCTCGAAGTCGCAGCCTACCGCGAGCTGCTCATCCGGCAACGCGTGAATGATGGCGCTCGTGCTGTCATGCTGGCTTATGCGACCGGCTCCGACCTAGAAAACCTGTCCGCTCTCTTTGGCGTCACTCGCAAGATCCTCAGTCCAAGCGATGCCACGGCACTTCCGCCAATCCTGCCGACTTACGAGACCGACACGGCTCTCCGTTACCGCACACAACTTGCACTTGAGGGGCTCAGCAGCGCCGGACCCGTTGGAGCTTATCAGTTCCATGCGTTGTCTGTGGACGGCGTGAAGGATGCAGGCATTCAAGGTCCGCCCGATACTGATCCTGGTGACGTGCTCGTGACGATCCTTTCCGCGACCGGAAGTGGCACCGCAGCCGGTCCGCTCATCGCTGCCGTGAATGCCGCGCTGAATGCCGAAGATGTCCGACCGCTCACCGATCAAGTGACCGTTCAATCTGCCAGCATCGTCAATTATGAAGTCATCGCCACCCTTTACATCCCGACCGGACCAGACCCGACCGCAGTTCAGACCGCCGCACTTGCCAGCGTGCAAGCCTTTGTGGAGTCGCGTCACCGTGTGGGTGCTGATGTCCGCCTTTCTGGCCTCTATGCTGCTCTGCATGTGGGTGGCGTGGAACGCGTGACACTATCAGCGCCAGGTATCACAGCCGACCTTGTGACCACTGCCGTCCAAGCGCCTTGGTGCACAGACATTACTCTCAGCACAACCGATGCCTGACCTACTGCCACCAAACGCGACACCTCAGGAGCGAGCCATCTCGCTCGCCGTTGATCGTTTGCCCACGGTGCCGATCAAGACGCTCTGGACACCTCAGACATGCCCAGAGGCTCAGCTGCCGTGGCTGGCTTGGGCTTTGAGTGTGGATGATTGGGACGCAACGTGGCCGGTCGAGACTAAGCGCCAAGTCATCGCTGACAGCATCGAACAGCACCGCAAGAAAGGCACTGTCGGTGCTCTCCGCCGTGCTCTTCAGCGTCTCGGCTATGAGGTCGAGATCGACGAGGCCACCGGCGTGGCTTACACTTTCCGCCTTCGTGTACGCGTCCGTGCTGGCGATTCAGCCGGTGGTGCCGTCGCTGAGGATGCGCTGAACCGTTCGGTCACTGTCGCTCTCAGGCAGAAGAACGCACGTTCGGCGCTGCTTGAAACGCTCTACGTCGCCGAGACGGATGCGGCTGGATTATTTATCGGTGGCGTGACGATGTCGGGCTTGAGCTACGAGGCTAAAGTCACGGCAGACTACACACTGCCGCCGTCTGCTTTGACAATCACGCAGACCGGAGCTGCAACGGTTAGCGCTGCATGGACTGGCGATGGTGAATATTACGAGATTGAAATTAGTTACTTTGATGCGCCTTCTGGCCTGTTGTCAATCGTCAATACGTTCAACAGTTACACCAACTCAATCACTGATTTGTCGGTCTTAGCCTCAAGAGTAGGCTTGGGGTATTACACGTTTCGCATTCGATTATTTTCAGGCGGTAATTTCAGCCAATGGACTTCAACAACTTTTGACGTTGATGTTCTTCCACCGACTGATGTCACGGCTGATAATGAATCTTCTGGAGGTTTAGACGTATCATGGACCAATCTTGAAGCTGAAGCTGAAATAGAAATTCGTTACTCGTCCGCAGAAGATTGGTTATTCATTCCATTCTATCCAACGTCACTGGCATCGAATAACGCTAATTACAGCGGTCTCAGCACCGGGGTTTATGATGTCAGAGTTCGCTCAAAAAACACTGCTTATACTGGCGACACAGTTTATTCTGACTGGGTCGAAGTGCTCAACATTGAAGTAGATTAAAATGTCATACCTAACAACCATTACAAACATTGGCCTCGCAAAGATCGCCGACGCCATTGCCAACGAAACGCCGCTGAACCTCATCACCATGAAGATTGGTGACGGCAACGGCAACACCACGACACCGTCTGAAACTGACACCGACCTTGTTCGGTCCGTCTATTCCGGTACGCCGAACTACATCAACGTGGACCCGACCGACGCGACGCGTATCATCTGTGAACTGATCGTGCCAGCGGCTGAAGGTGGCTTCACGATTCGCGAAATCGGCATTTTTGATGATGAAGGAGAGCTGATTGCCATTGCCCAGTTTCCGCCCGTCTATAAGCCTTTGCCGTCCGAAGGAGCAACACTTGACCTTGTGGCACGGCTTTTTCTTGTCGTGTCAAACACCGAAGCCATCACGCTTGAAATTGACACCGCTGTCGTCGTGGCAACGCGTCAATGGGTGAATGATCAACTCGACCTCTTGATTCCAGGCGGCACCACTGATCAAATTTTAGCCAAGGTTTCAAACGCTGATGGTGACTACGAATGGCGAAACCCAACTGATGTCAATGTCGTCGTGGATGTCATCCAGGAAGTGCAAACGCTGACTGCATCTCAGACCATCGTTGACCTTGCGACAGCTACGACTGTCAATGCGGCGGTGTATGTCCAGGGCGTGCGACTTCTTCCGTCACAATGGACGGCAACCACTGCAACGCGCATCACGCTTGCAACCGGAGCGACAGCAGGTCATAAAATCCACGTCGTTCAAAATGATCCAAACGGGGAAGCTGCATTCTTGGCTCAATCGCAAAACCTCGCCGACTTGCCAAACAAAGCCACGGCCCGCGCAAATCTCGAACTGCTCACCAGCTCAGCTTATTTAAATTCTCTCTGGCAGCTGATGCAGCAACGCACGTACCCAGTCGGTGAAATCTTCATGACGCGCCAGCTTGGCAACCCGTCGTCACTGCTCGGTTTCGGCACGTGGGAGCGTTACGCACAGGGCCGCGTGCTCACCGGCTTTGATGAAGCTGACAGCAGCTTCAACGCGTTGGACAAAACAGGCGGTGCCAAGACGCACGTTCTCACCGAGGCTGAAATCCCGCAGCACAGACACCGTATTGGAATTGACGGCGGTGGCGACCTAGTCCGAGTGGATCGCTGGATTGAAGACCCAACCACTGACAACCTCGTTGGAGGCAATACCTCGGCATATCCTCGCAGCGTTGAGACGTCTGCAATCGGAGGAGGTCAAGCTCACAACAACCTTCAGCCTTACATCACCGTGTTTATGTGGAAGCGGACCGCATAAGCATCACTAAACCCTCCGCAGGAAAAACAGATCATGAAAGAAATCCTCAAGACCATCATCGGCACCTCTAAAGGCTGGCTGTTTCGGCAGTCGCTCAAGTGGGGCTCATCGGCAGGCGCTGCCGTCTCTGCCGTCGTCATCGCTAACGCATCCAAGGCAAACATTGATCCGGCTCAGGTGACTGAGATCGCAGCCAATGCCAGCCAGGTGACAGCAGGAGCAACCGGCCTCGCCATCTCTCTGGGCGTCGCTCTCATCGAGGGCATTCTCTCGAAGAAAGCGAGCAAGATCGCCGCTAAATAGTTAAACCGGCTGGCCTCGTGGCCGTTATCACGAGGCGACTTTCTATGAGCAAGCGTCGCACTCTCCAACTCTCCGAAGGCATGACTGGAACAGTCATCGCCACCATACTCACCGCCGCGCCAACTGGCTGGCTAATGTTCAACGGTGACACCATTGGCAGCGCAACCAGTGGCGCAACGCGAGCAAGCGCCGACAATCAGAATCTCTTTCTCGCGTTGTGGGCATCACTGACGAACACTGACGCGCCAGTCTCAGGCGGACGCGGCGCAACCGCTGCCGCTGACTGGGCTGCAAACAAAACGATCACGCTGCCAGACATGCGTGGCCGGTCAATCATCGGCACTGGCACCGGCTCAGGCTTGAGCGCTCGCACGCATGGCGCGAAGGTCGGAGCTGAA